GGTCTCCCTCCTTACGATTTTCAGAATAGTGAACGTCAAACTCACCACCAGGATAACGTGCCTTCAGTTTGTCCACATTCATTTCTAGCACCTCATCAAAGGTTGTGTCAAGTGCCATACATGCCTGAGCAAGATACCAGCAGATATCACCCAGTTCACGCTTCATATGAAAAACATTATCTTCGTTGTAAGGTTTACCCTGGAAAACAATCTTCTTTACAACCTCAGTAAACTCACCAGACTCTGCAGTGAGACCAAGAGCAGCAGTGAGCAACTGAGAAGTATTAGTTCCAATTACCTCAAGTTCTGCAAGACGGGATGCCATGGCACCATAGTCAAGACTAGGTTCGCTGGTTACACCTTTCACAAACTCAACGTATTTTTCAGTATCAACTTTAGTCATGTAAATTTGGAATAAATGGTTCTTGGCAATTTTGAGGGAGTTTTTGTTGAGTAGCAATCTTTTGACCACCAACCTCAACGTATTCTACTTCTTCCCAACTACCACCAACGCCACCGTCCATATTGACTACGATGTCACGGGTGGGAAGTTGTTTGCTATTAGTAACATCAATGATATCACCAGGCAAAGGATTGAACTGATAGTAGTGTCCATCCCATGTACGATTTCTCGATCCAATGAGATTTACTGCATCTCTTTCTTGTCCACAGTCAGCGATCTTTTTACCGTCTGGATCAAAGACAGAGTAGTAACCGTTCAAAACTTGAATCCCTCAAATGATTTCTTTGGTTTTGCTTCCTCATAAGTATACTCTTCTTCCTTACCACTGTCAATAATGTCATCTTGTGCTGACTGCTCACAATCATACAGACGCATCTTGGCACGATCAATACCAACCACAAAACGTTTATGAATGGTTGGATCATTATATCTATTCTTTAACTGCTTCACCATAATTTGCCCGAGTCCCTCAAGATCTTCAGTTGAAATAAGGGCAAACATAAGATCAGCAGTAGCAGGGAGACCAAAGGACTCACTAGTGTCAGTAAGCTCAACGTCACTGCTACCATAACCAGAACGAGTGGTCTGCGTGGCAGAAACGATAGGGACGTTTGCTTCGCAAGCCAATCCTCTAAGTTCTTCAGCAATAGCCTTGACAACTGTATATGAATTGACATTGCTGCCTGCCCGATACCGTTCGGAAGCACATATATTGAGGTAATCAACGAAAATAATATCAGGTCTAAATGACTTCTTAAGTGCAAGTTCATTAAGAAGTGACCTAAAGTGTCCTGCATGTGCAGATGCTGTTGGATACTCTTTAATAATTAGGGATCCTTGAGTTCTGTTTGCAAGTTTTGTCACCTTATCCTCAAACATTACTTTGGGAAGTTCTGTTATCTCCTGAATAGGGACATTGAGGAGATTAGCATCAATTCGCTCTGCAATTTTCTCCTCAGCCATTTCAAGCGTGATGTATAGTACGTTTTTCCCTCCCAAGAGGGCGGAAGATGCCACATGGCACATAAACAAACTTTTACCGACACCAGTGCCAGCAAGAGCAATGTTAAGTGTCTTATTCGGGAGACCACCTTTCGTAATCTTGTTGAAATACTCAAGGTCGAACGGAATGAGGTCTTCTTTGCGGTGGTACGCTTGGTATCTTTCTTCATAATCAATCAAGTAGTCGTGACCGATATGTGTATCAAAGGAAACTGCCAAAGCATTTGACAGAATGCTGGGGATAGCACCCCTATCTTTATCTTTATCCTTTCCATCTGCAAGTGCGATGGATTCCATCAGTGCCAGATAAATGGCACGATCTCTACACCACTTCTCTGTAGTATCACATAACCATTCATAATCAGTTGGAACATCTTCCAAATAACTAATCAGTTTTGTAATCTCAGTAAATGTAGTATCGTTAATATCCTGACGTTTCTCTACCTCAATACAAAGAACTTCCTTAGTTGCGGGTTGATTGTATTCATGAACAAACTTTTCAATCTCCTCAAACACAATCCTCTGGTTTGAATCTTCGTAGTAATCCGATTTGATAAAAGGAATTACCTTACGAAGATACTCCTCATTATAGAGAAGATTTCTCAAAATTAGGATCTCAACTTTGTCCATGCGGAATATCAAATACAAATGTGATGCGGGTCTCGTCACCGATGTTAACAGTGCCGTGAGGTAGTTTATTGTTAAACCAAAGAAGAGTTCCTGGTTCTACGATGACAGTTTCTTTGCCGCAGAAATATTGATACCTTCCAAGTATAGAAAGATGATACCTGTTTCTGCTCAGGTAATAAGTTCCCTCATCAATATGTGCTCCTACAATCTCATCTACAGGAAGTGAAAGAAAACCGCACCGATGAATATCCGCATTCTTAAACTGTTTGCGTATGATCTTTCTGATCTCACTGTGATGTGCGTAGGCAGGGGTTTTGATGTTGATCTCAGAGTCTCCCACAAAGTCGTCTTTGTGTTTGACACCACCTATTATAAGTTGAAGTGCGCTAACTGGCAAGTCTGCAAATCCCCTATCAACTAAGGACTGGGAGTCCTTCAGATTCTTCTGATGGTCCCAGTCCTGTGGATATTTTTTAAGTTGGTCTATGACTTTGTTTACGTTGATTCCAGTTTTTATAACTTTAATCATGAACCGTAACTAAACTCCTCCTTAGCAATAGCATCTAGTTTTTCCATCACTTCTGGAGTGAAGTATACTTCTGGATCTTTGAGGATTGCCTTGGCATAGACTTTCTTACCGTCTATCTCATAACGACCTGCCACGTTCTTCCAGAGACCACCGAGTTCACCGAGTTCAAGAAGACCATAATATCGATCAAGACCACGCTCATCGTAATAAAGACGTATCGTAACATCCTTGTTCTCCTTACTTAAACGCGACTTTGCTGTCTTAGCTTTAATAAGATTGCCAACGACTTCTGTTCCATCCTTTTCTTTCTTTTTGCTGAGATAAATGATCGTAGACGCAGCATATTTGAGACCGCTGCCTCCGCCCATTTCTTTGGTGGGAACGTATGATCCGATGACATCGTAGGTGTGGTTGGTAACGATTAGTGGGATGTTTGCCTGACCAAGTTTCAGAGTCAACATTCTAAATGCACCTTTGACCAGTTGGGATTTGGTCATGTCACGAACTTGTTTGTCGTTTAGTGCGTCAGTGATCTCCTTCTCTGTGGAAAGCATACCCAGAGAGTCTAACACAAACATACAGGGTTTGCGTTCGTCTTCTGGCTTCTTAAGGTATATATCTACTGCCTTCAGTGCTTTGGTCCTAAACTCTTCAATTGTAACAACATTTACAACAACCAGACGATCTAAGTCTATCCCACGACTTGCGATAAGACTCTTGTTAACAGCGGCTTCAGTGTCAAAATATAGACAATAACCATCAGGGTTAGCATCAAGGAAGTTCTTGACGACAGCAAGAGAGAAAAAAGTTTTTCCAGTACTAGACTCCCCAGCAATGGCAGTAATCTTATTCCCAGATACACCACCAAATATAGACCCTGAAACAAGTCCGTTAAAAATGTACGAACCTGTATCAACAAAGTTCTCAGTTTCGTCAATATCTCTTGCGACTTTTGTGAAGTCATCTCCAATTTCTTTTACAATTTCTTTTAAAAAATCCATTAAATTACAAATCCAAATTCTTCACGGGCAATTTTTTTGTAAGGACCACCAGGGTTCTTATCACGAATATCTTTAATCTTATTCAGTTTTTGATAGAGAGAAGTGTCCCCACCAAGTCGCAATGCACTGACAATAGTAGCAAGTTCTTTATCGTTGATAGGCAGGTCCATTAGGAGAAAAATAGTTCTAGGTTTACAGTTTTTTCGACATTCCAGCCGATAGCATCAAGGATTGCTTTCAGGGGTTCTACAAAGGACTTTTCAAATTGTAGGTCATAGTCTACATACTTGTCAAGATTGAGTTCCCTTGGAAAGTCCTGAATGAATGAGATGATATTCTCATGAATAATATTTGGTTTCTTCAGATAGCAGAACTTAATCTTCTCACCATTTTGAATCAAAGAATACTTGTTAGTAAGTTTCTTTTCTTTAATGTAGTGATTAAACAGTAGTGCTCCACGAATATGAATGGGAGTTCCTTTAATATAAATGTCAGAGGAGGATTTATACTTTACAACATCAGAAGCAGAACGAGGAAATGATACTTGTTCTGGTGGAAGTTTCTTAAACTCCTCACGACTCTTATCAATAAATGCAATCATATCATCTTCAGTTCCAGTCATGAGAATCTGGAACGCATCCTTGAGCATTTTACGACAAGGTGCTGGAGTTGATGATTTTACCGACTCAATACCCATGACTTTGAGTTTAGGTTCTGCATAAGCAACACCCTCACTGTTCCACACATTTAGGATATATCTTTTCTTTGCAGTCCAGATTCCACGATCAGCAATGTTCTCACGTTTCATTTGCATTTTTTGGTCGTATGCCGAAACATACGTCGCCAAGTTCTGGTAGCACGTATCGATATACGGTTCCAGTTTGTCTTGGCAGATCTTATCAAGTAATTCCACAACTGCAGTTTTATCACCAGACTTGTGACCAAAAAATTTATCAACAAGAGGTCCGAGATTAAGATATATCGAATCAGTGTCTGATGCGATAACATAATCCTCTTCGGTTGTAGACAACAGTTTATTTAGATACTGGTTCATCTTACCCTCAATCCA